TTTATAATCGGTAGCCACCAGTGTATTTGCCATCTCCTCAGAGGCTTCCGTGAAAAACGATGCCTTACTGGAAGAATAGGTGGAATGTGCGACCGCACCGGGACCTTTTGCCACGATGGTCGGTTCCAGTTCTTCTTCCACAGCAAAGCCGAATTTCGCATTCTGTCCCTGGTTGAAGGCGGCACGGTCAATGCCATAGGCTTTCTCACATACGAAGTTGGATTCCGGATTCTTCAGTTGCTGACTGGAAGGACCCTTCGGACCGTCATTGGCAGATAATGTCGCAGCCTTTTCGCAGAATGCTACTGCGTGTCTGTCTGCCGTATTCAGCGTAAAGGAAACATCCTCGCCGACACCGCTGCCCTGTGGACCGTTCTTTTCCGCTCGACCGATCATAGAACCCTGCACCGCCACAACAGCGATACCACCCTGATTGCAGTTGGGATTACCGCCGTTGGCATCAAGACAGCGGGAGGTATCTGCCTCATAGAATCCGCTGCTGGGATTGTCCGACTGCATGGAATGGCTCGCCTTGGCACAGATGCCGTAAGCCTTCGGCACAAAGACCGTCTGGTCATTATGCGTTCCGAGTGTAGCGGAAAGGTCATCCTGGATTAGTGCGCCTTTACCACCGCCCTCGCATCCGCTGCGAATCTTCAGCGTTTTCGGTGTCTGAAGCACGAACGGCTGATTATTACCACCGGTCCCAAAGGTGGAAAGTACCGTCTGGGATACGGTCAAAGGACCTGTGTATCGGCAGTCCTGCGAATGGTTTTCAAACACAAGCGGAGGATGATGGCTCTCGGCACGAAGGGTGCAGGTCACATCTTCCGTTACATCCATGCGGTTGCCGCCCTGGTCATTTAAGCAGAGGCAGCCTGTTTCTCCAGTGCCTTCTGTAAAATCTCCGGCAGCTGTTTCCCACGAGCGGAAGCCCTGCGGAGTATACCCAGACAAGCCTTCTGACTCAAATAGTATTTTTCCGGCACACCCGTCTGCAAAATCTGCGACAAGGTAGATACGTTTTCTGCGTTGGGGTACTCCCCAAAACTGCGCATCGAAGAGTCTCCAGGCAACAGAGAAACTTTCTCCCACGATCTCTCCGGCATTTGCCCATTTGTCAGACGCAGGCACTGAAAACTCAGGTTCTTTGACTTTGCAAATCTCTTCGAGGACGCATCGGAAGTCTTCTCCTTTGTTACTGGAGAACGCTCCGGGGACATTCTCCCACACGATAAATCTCGGATATTTTCCATTGGTCTTGCACCTCATTTCCTTCACGATACGGACAGCCTCATAAAACAGGGAGGAACGGCTGCCGTCCAGACCACTGCGTTTGCCCGCAATGCTCATATCCTGACAGGGACTTCCGAACGTGATGATATCCACCGGAGGAAGTTCGGCACCGTTCAGCACCGATACATCTCCGTAGTGTTTCATGAAGGGCATCCGCTTGGTGGTGACACGGACAGGAAAAGGCTCGATCTCCGATGCCCACACAGGGGTAATACCGGAAATCAAGCCTCCTAAAGGAAAACCTGCCGAGCCGTCAAACAGACTGCCCAGAGTCATATTACTCATGCTCCACCTCCATAGCAGCTACCGCTTCTTCGTAGGTGAGTTTCTTACCGTCACGGATAACATAGATGCCGTCCGTCTTTTCTTCGTGACCGCTGATATAGCGTTTCACAGCCACATCCACATATTTCGGCTCTAATTCAATTCCGTAGCAGATGCGGTCGATCTGGTCACAGGCGATCAGGGTGGATGCAGAGCCGAGGAAGGCATCCAGCACGATGCCGTTGGTCTGTGTACACTGCTTCACCAGATAGGCGATCAGCGGAACAGGCTTGCTGGAAGGATGGCCGAAACCATCTGCCTTGGAATTCTTGATACCATCGAATTCAAAGACCGCTTTCTGTTTCTGGTCACCGTACCAGATGTGTTTGCCGTCTTTTCGCCAGCCCCAGATGATCGGTTCCATGTTGAATTTCCAGTCGGTACGCATGAGCGGCGCTCTCGGCTTCTTCCAGATAAGCCCTGCACCGACCTTGAATCCGGCATCCTCATATGCATCGTAGAAGAGCCTTGCCTTCATGGTTGCGTAGAACACATAAATGGAGGCATCCTTTGCCATTGCCTCATGCAGACACTGGAATGCTTTCATAAGGAATTCATAGGCATCCTTATCATTGAGATTGTCATTGGCAATCGTGCCGGACGCATTGTTGAGGGCAACCATGTAGGGAGGGTCAGTACAGACCAGATTGACCTTGGAATCACCGACCAATGCCGTATAGGTGTCCTGGGCGGTGGAATCACCGCAGATAACACGATGCTTGCCGAGATGCCAGATGTCTCCGGTCTTGGAGAAGCACGGCTTTGCCAGTTCTTCCTCTACATCGAAATCATCCTCTTTGGCTTCTTTTTCCTCGGCAAACAGGTCTGCGATTTCCTGTTCGTCAAATCCGGTGAGGGAGATATCAAAATCAGCACCCTGCAATGCTTCAATTTCCACACGCAGAAGCTGTTCGTCCCATCCGGCATCCATTGCCATACGGTTATCTGCAATGACATAGGCTTTCTTCTGAGCGGGTGTCAGATGGTCAACGAATACACAGGGAACTTCCGTGATGTTCTCACCACGGGCAGCAAGCACTCTGCCATGTCCGGCAATGATGTTATAGTCACGGTCGATGATGACCGGATTGATAAACCCAAACTCCCGCAGAGAGGAACGCAGTTTGTTGACCTGTTCCGGGGAGTGGGTTCTTGCATTATTTGCATAAGGGATCAGCTTATCGATGCTGACGAGCTGCATATCCGTTGTCGTAGTCATCATACCAGCCCCCATTCTGCGAACTTCTCGAAGCCGCCGATGGACTGGATGTAGTTCCTCGCGGTCTCCACGATCTTGGCATAAGGAATACCGTCAACGGTATCATCGCCGATGGCACAGCACAGTTCCACGGGCATTCCGGTCTCCTGTGCCTTGAGCCACGCATAGATATTGACGGACACATCTGCCTTTGAGAGGTCCTTGCCGTGCAGACCGCCGCCCGTTACGGAATCAGCCATATCAGAACCGAGTTTACGGTTGGTTGCTCCGGTATCCACATTCGTGCCGCCTGTCCATTCGCCCAGGGGATTGACCTCCGCACCTCTGTACTTCTTTTTCAAAAGTACACTTTTTGCATTGCTCTGACAGATAATGAGCCTTGCCTGGTCAAGAATGTACTTTCCGTCATAAGGATAGGAAGTGTAGATATCCCTTGCGATCTTGGACAGAGCCTTCTGCTCTTCGGTCACAGGCATACCACGGAAGATACCGTTATCACCGCAGCGGATGCCCTCTTTCTGATTGCCTGCGAGGATCTCATCCTGCGGACGAATATCGGAAATGACTGCCATCGACCCCGCGATACGGGTAACGATGCGTTTGATCTGCTCTGCGAAGATATCCGCACTGGTCTCCACGATGACATAGCACACACCATGACCGATAAGGACCTCAACGGCTACCTTGGGATCGGCTTCTGTCTTGTACGCAAGGTCAACGATTGCACCTGCGATTCTGTCTGCCACCTTATCCGGATGGCTCGGATTTACTTTTTCAAACATAATCAGATTCCTTTCCTGGTGCGGAGTAACCGCTCCATAACATCATCCTGCGGTGTTGCCCCGGTGAATTCCGAGGAACAGTTTTCCTTTACGATCTGGAAAATCTGATACCACAGGTTATTGACCTGTTTCATATAGTTCTGGGACATGGAAACATAGGGCGAGGCAATGGCTGCCCCTGTGGTGGGGTGCTTTGCCAGAAAGCCGAATTCAGAAATAGCGTGTTCGCACTGAATCCATCGGCTGACCGACATGGCATAATTTCGGATCAGCTGTGCGCTGACCAGTTTTTCGCAGCCACGCTCCTTGAGCCATTTCCATGTTTCTTCAAAGATTTCTGCGGCATCGAAATCCTCACCGTTCTTCTGCTTGTCCTGCATATAGCTTTTCGGTTCAGGCATCTCCGCACCACTCAGGTCGGTGCTGTCCGGCAGTTCCATTACGGTAAGGGTTCGTCCGCCCGGATTTCCGTTATCCAGTTTTTCTGCGAGGGATTTTGACTTTCTGCCGCTTCCGGCTCTTGCTCCGCCTCGCATCGTTCCGTCTTTCGCCAAGGCTCTCACCATCCTTTCCGGGGACCTTGGGCAATACCCCGTTTGATTTCGCTTTTTTTGCGCACGAAGGGGCGGCACCGTTGCCCGGTGGGGGAAGCCACAGAGATTCCGACCGCCCCTACGGTCTGCCACCTTCGCTGTTACAGCAAAAATTCCGAAAGAACAAAAATACCTCCTTTACTCGGAGGCATGACTGTTTTCATCAGAATCTTTTGTCGTGTTGTGCCATCTGTCACCACGCTCCGCATGGATACGAGCATGACAGCTTTTGCACAGCGAAATGAGATTGTCTCTGTCGTGCGTACCGCCTTGTGCAAGCGGCAGCTTGTGATGGACTTCCTCGACCGGAACGATGATGCCCCGGCTGAAGCACTCCTCACAGAAGGGATGGGTCTTAACATAGCTGGCACGGATCCTCGACCACGGTCGACCGTACCTACGGCGTACAGCAGGGTCACGGCCATACTTCTCGTAGTTTTTATTGGACTGTTTGGTGTGTTCCTCGCAGTACCTGTCATGTGTCAGCTTTCCACATCCCGGCCAATGGCATGGGTGTGCAGGCTTATATGGCATTCGTAGCACCTCCTTCAGTTTGAATCGGAGGATATACCATATCTGTTCTGCGTAAGAGGGTTGTCGATATGGCATTGCATTCACCTCCGTCTGGGAATAAGAAAAGCCACCGAAGGATTTCTCCCTGGTGGCCCGGTTCTTATCTATTCTCTTTTCGCATTATAATAGTTTCATAAGAACCTACTCTATTTCTCTCCATTTTACTGACATTTTTCAGGGAGAACGAGCATCTTCAGTGCCTTATCGTGGAGACGGTAGATATTCTTAACACCTGTGCACATCTCCGCTGCGATGTCTTCCCACTGCTCGAAATTGAGGTATCTCTTTTCCAGAAGCAGACGGCACTCCTCATCATCCACCGCCTTGATAACGGAAAGGATCTCGTCCTTCAGATCCACCAGATGATCGATGTCCGCATTGATTTCATTTTCAAGCATCAGAATCTTGATGATGATATCTTCCATACGGTGGGTATTGCGGGTAGGACTTCCGGGCATATCACTGAGGGTGGAAGTTGCCTTGGTTGCCAGGTCATGCAGAGAAGATACCTGTGCGATCTTGGTGTTGATACGCTCGTCCAGATAACGGGCCTGCTTCAAATACTGTTTTGCTGTCATAATCACTGTACCTCCATCTGCAATTTTCTCATCAGCATCTCCGGATCGATTCCCGTCAGAATACCGAACCAACCAGAACAGAAGAACCGCTCACACTCGTTTTTCGTAGCAAGCCCATCTCTGTCCTTCGGATGCCTTGCCACACGCTTCAGTGCCGTGCGGTAATCCTTCACCGCCTGCAGCACGATGGCATTTGCCAGTTTTTCGTAAGAATCCATATCAGAATCCTCCTTTGCTGTATTTCCGTTGCAGCATTGGAGCGTTGTTTCGATGTATCAAAGTGCATTGATGCCGTTGACCACGGCTTTTACTTCATCCACCGAGCGGACAACCACAGCTGTCCCTCCGGCGGCGAGTATCTTGCGGATGGTTGCTTCCTGCAGTTTGGTAGGCTTGCCGACATCGGTCTTGACCTCAAACCCACAGAAGTGTCCATTGATGCAGGCAATGATGTCCGGGATGCCTGCTGTCCCATACATACCGCCATGCTCTTTCCAGCAGAAGCACCGGGGTACGCTCTTCAGATATTTCATGATCGCTTTGACGATATCCGACTCGTTCATGTGTCCAAAACTCCTCTCCGGCAGTCCGGGAAGAACCCTTCTGCCTGTTTCCTGGTCTGTCGGACGGAAGTGTCTGACCTTATCCGTCCGGCAAAAACATCGGTATTTCAAGGGTTTTGACGCATTGGACACTAAAAATCCCATTTCTTCACACAGTCTATCTGAGAAACGATGATTTTGTGGAAATTCATGTTTTTACGCATGAATATATAAAGGTATAGGGAATTTGGTGTCCAATGTGTCCATGATTATGGTTTTATGCCAGAAGTTCCTGCAGACGGATGCCCTTCAAGGTGCGTCTCTTTCCGGTCTTATCCTTGCCCTTGGTAACATCGGTCACCACGGCAGTGAGATTGGACACAAAGGTACGCTGGGCGAACGGCTTCAGACCGCATTCCTCGCAGTATGCTTTATAGGCATTGAACAGTTCCGTAGAACCGACTTCATAATCAGCACCCACTTCGCAGCTTTCCTTCACGAAGGACAGGACGGAGTCACTCTCCTCACGGTACTGCTGCAGTTCCAGTTCATTGACCTCGGTTTCAGAGAATCGGTAATCATTGTTCATCAGACGCTTTAAACCTTCCAGTGCAAACATGAAGATACCGTCAGCCTCGCTGCGAAACTTCTCCAGAAGGTTCGGATCACGCTGTGCTTTCGGCACGGTATGCGAAAAGCGGATGATGATAAGACGGCGGTAGAAACCTTCGGAGCGGTCACCGTAGTTTTTCGGAATGCTGTTGCAGGAGAACAGAAGCCTTGCAGTTGACTGAAAAGAAAACGGATTCTTGTTCTTTTTCTCCACCGTCAGAAAGTCCTCGCCGACAAGTGCCTTGAAGATGCCGTTGTCATCGATGTTCTTGGTCGGAAGGTCAGCGAAGATATTCGCAAGCTTCCCAAACAGTTCTGCCGTCTTGAAACGCTCATTCAGAGACTGCCAGGATACATTGCTTACATTTTCCTTTCCCAGGAGCAGTTCATTCAGCACACGGAGGAGGACAGATTTTCCCGCTCCCGCCGCACCTACAATGACAAAGCATTTCTGGGCAGAGTTCACCGGGATAAGGAAATACCCAAGCATCTCCTGCAGCAGAGCCACCTGTGCCATATCGCCGTCCATGCTGTCGGAAAGGAACTTCTTAAACAGCGGACAGTCTGCCTTCGGGTCATAGCTGACGGAAAGCTGCACCGTAGAGTAATAATCCGGGGTATGCTCGGTCAGGGTATCTTCCAATACGTTATACAGACCATTGCGAAGATTGATGATGAAGGGATTTGCATTGAGGTCCTTGATGTCTTTTCTCACACGCAGACGCCACTGCTTTTCCGCATCCACGATCTGATTCATCTTGGTCTCCCGGACGAGCATCTTCTGCTGACACAGGTGCTGTGCCTCCATTTCTGCCATCTCCAAGTACACACCGCTGCCGTAGGAATAATGCTGTTCGGCGGCATAGAATACATTTTCATGTTCTTCCATATCTGCTGCCAGCACTCCCGGCAGGAAACGCAGACCTTTATCGGTCGGCTCATACCACAGGGGCAGTTCCGTTTCCACCTTATGCTTTCTTGCTTTCAGACCGTTCTGATATGCCTTGGCCGCTTCCTTATACATAGAATCCAGCGTTTTCAGTACAGGACCCTTGAACTTGAAGTGATCCTTCAGTTCCACATTGACCATGGAATATGCCGATGCCACATCCTGATTGAAGAGATACTCCTTTACGAACACCGATGCCGTCTGAAGGTCTTCGGTGACAGAGTCCTGCACAGGCAGCTCCGCGATCAGCGAACGAAGCCCCTCAATACTCATCGGAAGGTAGCACAGTGCCGCCGGGGACTTGCATTTGCATTCGCCGGATTCCATTCGAGGACACTTGAAGCCCTTCTCGGCGACGGTCTTGCAGGTAATCGGACGGGTGCCGGATTCCAGAAAATGATTGATCTTTCTCTGCGTGTTTCCGGCATCGTAGCCGGGATAGTCGGCAGACAGCTTGTGAATGAGTTCCACACCGCCCTCAAAGACGGCAAGGTTCGAGATCATGGCATACCAGTCGTGTTCCGACAAGGTAGCGGAGTTCTGCTGGCAGTGCTTCATGAAATCACACTCATGGGTCACGATGTTCAGACCCTTTTCCGAGCCTTTCTTCGTTTCCACCGGGGCATCCGCCTCCACCTGCGGAAGGTGTTCTGCCAGCTGTGCCTGCGTATACTTGCGTTCCGGATGGAAGAGGATGCACT